CTTCTTTGCTGGACTAAGAGGCTTAGGAGCGCCCAAGGACTTAGGACGTTTCTTGTCCCAAACCTCTTTCACTTCTTTTTCCGGGCTTTCCCGGCCTCAGATAGGGCAATTGCCACTGCCTGTTTAGGACTCTTTACAACAGGACCACCTTTGCCGGAGTGCAGCGTACCAGACTTGTACTCCCGCATGACCTTGCTGATTTTCTTCTCGGCTTTGGTCTTTTTCATTTTTTGCCCCGAGTCATCTTGTTGGTCATCGCACGCTGACCACGCTTAGGCAGTGGTTTTGGCTTACCAACGGCAACCATGATTGCCACAGGCATACCCATCTTCTTTCCAGGCTTCTTTTCCATCTTAGGTGCTTTACCGTACATGATTAATCCTTTTTGATAGGCCCGCCAGACTTCCAAGCATCACAAGTGCGGGCCGCTGCACAAGTGAAGTGAAACAGGTCGCAATAACCCAAATCTGCCGCCTTGACAAACTTCTTGTCATAGGACATCTCATCCTCATTCTCGTATTCAGCCTCGTCTTCAGTCTCGTCCTCAACCTCGTTTTCGATCTCGTCTTCCTCTTCGTACTCATTCTGGTCGTTTTCCAAGCCCTTAATGATGCATTCCATCATCTTTGGAGTTTGGATAAAAGCCGCACAATTACCACACAGCATCCCTTTGATCGCGTCAGTAGGAGCGTTGTACATCTTGGCCTTTTTCAGCCAGAAAACCTCGTTAGGCTCATTGGGATTTGGAGGCCCATAACCATACTCCTTAAAAGCATGGTTGCGATTCTTGAGGTTGATGTGAATATCCTGTGTCGCAATCGGACAGGTATATTCAGAGAACAATCCTTCAGGCATTTGCATTACCTTTTGGCTTTGGCGGTCGCCCAGGCTTCTTCGCTGGAGAAGTCATGGGAAGCGGACGCTCTTCTTCCTCTTTAGGTTCCAGCTCATCAATACGGATGTAGCCAGAATGACCCTTCATTGACTCGATGTCGTGAGTGTACGTGAATGACACGGTATTGCCACTAGCCAAACAGCGAAAAGTTGCCATGTTTTACCCGTAAATAGGGATGTAGCCATCAGCACTCACAAGCCATGCTTTGGTTGCTGCGGCATCTTCATAAACTGGGATGTAGTCAATCCAGGCTTTCTTGCCAGTGGTTGACACAAGAATGTCCGCGTCGATATTTCCACTATAGGAATTGAGAATTCCAGGAGAAGCGGCAGTTTTGACGGGAATGTAATCAGACCAGCGTGTCAGCCCAGTCAGGCTAGACAGCTTGAAAACAACCATTTTCCCGTTGTTTGAGGGAAACGTTTGAGGAACCATTTACGCCTCCAATGAGAAACAGGGGGCTTGTGGCCCCCCGTCCTTTACACCATCCGACCGATAACCAGTCGCATCGTCGTAGATGCCACGTTCACAGCGCCACCAGTAGGGTTGTAGGTAACGATAGTCACCGTGTTAGCAGCAGAAACGTAAGCCCGGCGAACCAGACCAGCCTCGCTAACACCAATAGACATACCAACTACCATATCGCCCAAAGCAGCACCAGGAACAGTCACGGTATCAGTATCGGTAGCGCCAGCATCAACACTTGCGCTATCCAGAGTACAAGATACGGCCCAGGTATCCGAGAACAAGCCCCGGAATTGGTCATTCCCGCGACGGGATACAACAGCGGTTGCAGCAGCCATTTCAATCTCCTATAGAAAAAGATCCCTCCCCCGAAGGGGAGGGGACAACTGCATTAGGCCGGAACTGCCAGAGCAAACGCAGCAGAAGCATCAGCAGCAGTGCCGGTAGCATTGGTACGCAGAGCCTTCACACCGTAGATCGTGTCAGCGGTGAACAGGGTGCCCAGGTACTCTTGCTTGTACTGAGTCTGCGAACGGATGCCCAGTTGCTCAACCAGCACCATCGCGTCACGATGACCCATCAGGCAGATACGGTCAGCGCCGCTGTTGCCAGCGCCAGTGTCGGCGTTGGACGAAGCGAACACAGCCATACCATACAACTGACCGATCTCACCATTGCGGATAGCATCGCCGTTGCCAACAAATGCCTGCTCGGTGTAACGGGCCAGACCCATCAGGGTATTGCGGCTCGACGGGGGGATCAGGAAGAAACGGCCATCCATAGGGATGTCGTTGTCGTCCAGACGTTGGATCGTGCGACGGATAGCAGCATCGGTCAGGGCAGCGGCGTTGGAACTCGTGCTGTTGTAAGCAGTCGTGCCATCAGAGCCGACAAAGGCCTTTGTCGAGGTGTTGCTGGTAGCGTAGTCGTTCGTGCCCACGGTTGCGCCGTTGAAAGCGCGGCCAAGCTGAACGAGGTCGGTGTCGATGCGACGAGCCAGGGCGTAACCAGCGTCTTCCGTGTAGAAAGAACGCAGGCTGGTCAGGGCTTGCACTTCAACGATGTCCTCGATCAAGCGGCTGTACTCAAAGTGCTTGTTAATAAGCACTTGAATGTTGGTGTTGCTCTCTGCAATCAGAGTAACAGCATCAGTCGCGATTTTGGCGTTGGCGGTGCCACGAGCGGGCGACGGGATGTTAACGGTATCGCCCTTCTTGCCTTTGAAGGACATACGCTTGACTACGTTAGCCAGAACGAGGTTCTTCTTAAAGGCAGCAACAATCTCATCACTCCAAATTTCGGGGATGAAATTAGCTGCGGAAGTGGTGGTTACCGAATTGGTAGGGGAAAAAGCAACGTTTGCCATGTTAAATCTCCAAAAAAGTTAGTTACCGGACTCGCCCTTCAGCATACGCTTGCATGATCTCATCGCTCAAGCTCTCGTACCTAGCTGGGTCTGTCATTTTTAGCCGAATCAGGTCGGCTCGGCGGTAAACCCTCTTAGAACTCTCTCCAGATCCACCTACATCAACCTGTGCAGCCTTCATAGTCTTTGCTCGCTCGCTTGACGCTTCTGCTTGCTTAGTCTTCATGCCACGCAATTGCTTGTAGGTAGACAATAGCTCATTAGCACTATCGTAGTCAAACTCAGCATCGGCCTTTGCGTACAGACCAAGGCGAACGGACGAACCCTTCACCCAGTCTTGGAACCCTGTATCGCCAACAATGTCAGCGTAATCAGGATGCTCCTTAACCAGCTTCTGCTGAATCTGAATCCTCTTTAGTTCCATGCTGGCTTGACGCGCAGCAAGAACGTCTGGATGACTCTCAATAGTCTTTTGAACCGCTTTCTGAGGATTCTCAAAAAAGTCTACTTCCGGTTCTTCCTGTTTTGCTTCTTGCTTAGAACTGAGGTTTTGCTTGATAAGCTCATCAGCCAATTTACGGACTTCTCCGACCTCTTGGGCCTGTTTACCAATCAGCTTTTCAGCCTCTTGGTGCATCCGTATAACTTCATCCAGGCTTTTGTCCCTGTATTTCTCAGGGAGCGCAGGTTTCTGTTGTTCAGCTTCGATTTCGCCTAGCGGCTCAGGTTCTTGGTCAATCAGCATAGATTTTTCCTGCCAAAATGGTTGTAGGAGATTCAACTCGGTCCAATGACTTATGAGTTGGCTTTACGCTCCGCCTTCAACTTTTCGATGTGTTTACGCTCAAATCGCCCATGTTCACTGGGGAAATGACCGGACCAACCTTCTAGTTTGAAAGAAGGAGCGCTTATGACGCGGTGGGCGATACCACCACATCCACACTGCACTTCAGTTGTCTCATAACCAACTAGTCGTTCAGTGCGCTGTCCGCATTTGCAGACAAATTCATACATTCTTTTCATTCAAGTCCTCGTATGCATCCTCGCTGACCTTTTTCAAGGTTTTTAGCCAAGTAAGAATCGAGATCTCACCTTTACGAAATTGTAAACCTTTCTCATCAACAATTGTGCTGACATTGTTCATAGAGGTCAACATATTGTCTATGTCCTCCATAAGATCAGCCCACCCAGGATGAGAGAACAGATCAAACCTGTCTTCGTAATACTTTTGTAGTTCTGGCGACATTGTTGTAAGAAATAGGTTTATCAGGGCATTAGTGCTTTTAGCTCGTCAGGAGTCTGGGAGGCGTCCATCTGGGCCTGGAGAGCAGCATACTTGTCCCGAATCTTCTGACGTTCTGCCTCTGCGCCGTTCACTTGACCGGGGATCTGCTTGGCAATAGCGTTGTCAAAAGGCTCAAACTCAGCAGCCCGTGCAGCCCGACGCGCTTCGTGGGCAATTGCCTTGGCTTTGGTCATGTCAATCTTAATCATGTCTTACTCCTCGTAGACCCATGCGCCACGGAATGTCCTGTCAGACGGAATGTCAGCGACATCCACAATTTTAAAAGGCTTGCCAGCCGGAACGTCCTTAGCAGCGATCTCTTCGATGCTTAGTCCGCACTCGGCAGCAGGAATGATGACGGACACTCCGCCTTCGTCTGTTGGGTAAATGATTCTCTTATCCATCATTTCCTGCCTTTCGTGTTAGGTTTGTCTTTAGGGTTCATGTGGGGTCTAGCGGAAGATTGCGACAAAAATTTGAGATGTGTCAATTAATGTACCCGTATTATCTCTGGTAACTATATCGAGCGAAGAGGAAGAACCCACCGCAACAACTATCTGCCTTTGATTACAAGAGCAAGGAGCCGAATAATTTACATCACTCATCGCTGTAGTAAAGTTCACCGTATATTGCCCAGTACCAACATCCGTGATACTCGATACGTTCCCACTAGCTCTGATGGCGACGGTGCCCGTCCCGTTAAAATTTACCCATGCTCTGCATCCATATGCAGTAGCAACAGAGCCGTAGCCAGAGTTGAATTGGAACAGACCGGCAGCAGTGATACGAGCTTGTTCAGTGTTATTGGTAAGGAATAGCAGCGGGTCATTTGTTGTTACGTTAATTGCCGGGCCTACACCAGCAAAATCTGACCGCATTGAGATAACTTTTGTTCCTGCGCCATCTTCGTTTACCTGCATACCGATGCCACCGCGAACATCCAATTTACGGGCAGGCGAAGCAGTACCAATCCCCACATTGCCCGCAGCAGTCACGGTGACGTTGGTCGTACCGTTGTTTTGCAGGGCAAGGATGCCATCATTCGCCCCAGAGGTCTTTAGACCAGCAGAGCCGGAGACTACGCCATCGTCACTATTGATTATTGCTGGCATGGTTGCTCCTGATTACCGAAATACCTGAATGTTTACAACACTAGGGTCCACAAAATTTAAGTCTGAAGATCGTTGTGTTGCCAATCTAAAGCCTTGGGCATTTCTTGTCTGCACCCCGCCTGACCAAGAATTAGAGCCAGCAGCACCAGTAGACGCACTCCAGGAAACAGAATAATTTGTATCTGGCATAGCGACGACAAAATTAACGTACCAGTCTCCAGTCCCAAGATCAGCCACACTGGCAATGTTTCCATTTGCATTCAGTGTTGCACGCCTAAGAGTGATGTTGCCACTGGTAGTTAAAGAGGTGCCTGCTGTATAAGTAAAAGTGTTTGCATTAGTTACTGTTGCAACTGTGTAAACGCCATCAACTCCTGTTCCGCTAGTAATGTCTGAATAAATGCCACTTCCAACAAGCAACCCATGCGATGTAGCAGTTACTGTAACTGTCGTTCCTGACTGACTATAAGTCCCAGTTAGGTTTGTATTGGCAGAGCCACTAAAATTTGCCCAAGCCCTACACCCATAAACCGTAGTAACAGAGCCATACCCTGAATTCATCTGGAAATTGCCAGACGCATCAAACTCACCAACCTGAGTTCCACCCTCGGCAAACCCAATCCTGTCTGCGCCGGGGAAATAGATGCCCGTGTTGGTGTCCGTGCCACGAATGGCTGGAGTAGCCGCAGTACCGTCTACGTCAGAGAGTCCGTCCGTGCCGCTCAGAATTAACGTCATTTTTGCTCCTCATCTGCTGGGAGAGGTTGGTTGCCTTCTTCGCACCAACGAAGAAAAGCCTGATAGTCCGTGTTGGCGGGGTCGAAGGGGATGCAAGCACCGTCAAATAATCGGAGAACACAAGTATTAGAGTTAGTCAATTTATACATTTTATAGTTCCGAATTTAACCCAACAATCGCGGTTGTAACCCCCGCAGCGGCCTGACCTGCTGTTAACCCAGTAAACCCACCAATATTAATCTGACATGCCCCTACACCAAGCGAGCTATCTGCAATTGACGAACTTGACCCCGTCATGTTTGCAGCAGTGGCGAAGTTATAAAAAACTGGTGAAGTCGTCAGTAATGTTGCCGTAGGCGCGGCTCGCATGTTTTGATAGCTAGAGCCATGCACAACTTGTGTTGCTGCCCGTACCACCGCTATAGACCCTTGACCTGTAATTCTGTAGTACCTTTGGCAGAGTTGCTCCTCCGTACCGTACGGCCTGTAGTCAAAACTTGTGGCTGTGCTGCCTTTTTCAAGTTGTACGCCGGTGATGTAGAAGGTGGCTCCGTTGGTGCCGACGACGGAGGTTGCGCCTGTGACGGATAAATAATTTGCCGCCGCCCAAGCGCCAGCAGTACCACTGTATGTTGAACCTATACCTAAACCAAATCCAGCATAAATTCCAATGCCATTAGTTGTTAACCATGTGCCAGTTGTATCGCCAGCAATGGTTACGCTTTTTTGTTCCCAAGTGTTTGCGGATGAAATTGCGTATGTGAATGGGTATGACCTTGCGCCAGAACTATTCCGCAAACTGCCGCCAAATGTACCTGTCAAACTTGAATTCACCCAAAACGACAAAGTTACAGTTGCCGCAGATGCCGTACCCCATGCCAAGTCTGCAACATTCAATCCCTCTATTGGTTGATAAACTGTAAAGTAATCTCCTGCTCCAATGGTTACAGCAGATGCAACAGTCATCTTTAAGGAATTTATAAATCCAGACGGCGCTGTTGATACTTGTTGGGCAGTAAACTTAGATGCTTGTGAGCCGCCGTATTTAAATCTATCAGTCATATACGCATCATTCGCGGGGGTAGTAGATGCACCAGCATTCCTCTGGTCGATCACCATACCGCCGTTGATGATGCGGTTTTTGAAGCCGAAGGTGTTTGGGATATTTACAGACTGAGCAAAGGTTGCAGTCTGATCTGAGTTAAGTGTCAGGGCCGTTGTAGGCGTAGACCCCGTTTGGATGACCAAATTGCCATTGGTATCCGACTCAACAATGTAGCCAGTTGTTGAGGTTGTGCCAGTTTTGATGACGCTCATAGGATGATGTGCCTTTGTCCAGACGCAACCGTAAGAACAGCACCACTAGCCACAGTCAGTGGCCCAACAGACAGCGCATTGGTTCCCGTGGCTACGGTATAGGTCGACGAAACAGTCGTGCTGTTAACAATCAATCCGTTGCTTGCCACCAGCGCAGAAGACTGAAGCTCCCCAGTGCTGGGCTTGTACAGGAGTTTGGCGTCGCTGGTGTAAATTGTGGATAGTGTTCCACTTGTCGCTGCTGCAAATGTTGGGTAAACGTTTGTTGATGTACTTGTATCGTTTGTTATTGATACACTAGAACCAGAAGTTACCGTTGCCCAGGATGTGTTTGTTCCATCCGTAGTCAGGTACTTTCCAGACTGAGATGCTTGGCTTGGAGCAAGCGCATTGAAGGCCGCGTTTGCAGTCGTTTGACCAGAGCCGCCATT